TGCTGTCGCAACTGCTGAGCAGATCAACAAGGTTGAAACATACCGTGACCCTGACTCATTTGCAGACATCGTACGTGGTATGCACCTCTACGGTCGTAAAATCCTGCGTCCTGAGGCAATCATCACAGCTAAGTTCAACGCAGCTTAATGCTAATACTGGAGGGGCTGGCTTCGTGCTGGCCCCTTTGGGCTATCTAGATGAAACTACTTGCAGTTAACCAGTATGATAGTAGCTTTGTAGCGTCACTACATGATATTTGTAGCTGGGACAGAGAGCTTAATGATCTAGCTTTCACTAAACGACTTACTGATTCTATTGACAGAAAAGGTATGTTAAACCCAATACTTGTAATGACTCTTGAGGGCTATAACTCAACAGATCAAGACCCAGCAAATGCGAAGTTTGTTGACCGCACTAAGCCTTATATTTGTATGATAGGCAACAATCGTTATCTTTATGCTTTACATAGAGGTTACACCCATATAGAATGTCTCCTAGTTGAGACCAATGAAGAACTTAGAGCACTCACACAGAAGCTCCTAATAAAACCCAGACACATGTAAGGAATTATGACATGGCTATTACTACAGCAATGTGCAACAGCTTCAAGGAAGAACTTCTTGGTGGTGTTCACGATCTCGACACAGATACACTTAAAGTAGCACTCATCAAAGCCTCACCAGCAGGTACTTATGGTGCAGCTACGACTAACTATAGCGACATCACAGGTAACACTGACGAAGCTGTAGGTACAAACTACACAGCAGGTGGCCAGGCTCTTGATAGTGCAGTCATCTCACTCTCAGGTAACACTGCCTTTGTTGACTTTGCAGATGAAGTCTTTACTGACCTGACCATCTCAGCAGATGGTGCTATCATCTATAACGCTTCTCAGGGCAATAAAGCCATCGCCACATTTGACTTCGGCGGTACTGTAACTTCAACAAGTGGTGACTTCACTATCGTCTTCCCAACAGCAGACTCATCAAACGCCGTAATCCGTATTAGCTAATCCCAGTAAGTTAGGAACGCTGCACTATGGCATTTGTCATTAAAGACCGTATCAAAGAAGGTACAACCACAACTGGCACAGGCGCTGTCTCATTAGGCGGCGCTTCTGCTACGTTTGAGCCTTTTAGCTCCTACATGACAAATGGCGACACTACGTACTACGCTATTGTCCATACTGCCTCAGGTGTTGACGAGTGGGAGGTAGGTCTTGGCACTTGGAACACAGGCAATACGTTCACTCGTACAACTGTTATCGCAGGTACAAATGATGGTTTACCTGTAGACTTCTCTGCTGGTACTAAAGATATCTTCATGACGTATCCTGCAAGTATTGCAGCTTATACGGATGCAAGCGGTGACCTCTCTGGTGATATTGGCCTAGGCAATCACTCAACGACTGAGATTGTTGAAGGTTCTAACCTATACTACACTGATGCACGAGTAGATGCACACCTGTCTGGTGGTACTGGCGTTACATACAACGCAGGTGTTATCTCCATCGGGCAGGATGTAGCTACAACAGCTGATGTAACTTTCAATACAGTCACACTTGCTGGTGATCCTACTACTGCACTTGAGGCAGCTACCAAGGAGTACGTAGATACTATTGCAGCAGCTGGTATTCACTACCATGACCCTGTACGTGTTGAAGCCCCTAGCAACCTCACAGCAACTTACGACAATGGTACTTCTGGTGTAGGTGCAACCCTGACAAACTCAGGTACACAGTCTGCTATCACTATTGATGGTGTATCCCTTAGTGTAGCTGATCGTGTCCTTGTGTACAATCAAACCAACCCAGCGCACAACGGTATCTACACTGTTACTACAGTAGGTAGTGGAAGCACTAACTGGGTACTCACTCGTGCTACTGATGCTGACTCATACGGTGTATCTGACAAGGATGCTCTGGGTGAGGGTGATGCATACTTCGTCAAAGAAGGTGATACTGGTGCAGGTGAACTCTATGTGATGAACACATCTGGTGTTATTACATTCGGTACTACACCTATCAGCTTCACTGTTATTGCTGAGACAGCTGTTTATTCCGCTGGCACAGGTCTTACACTCACAGGTACTGTCTTCGCTACAGAGCAAGACATTGCTACCACAGCAAGCCCTACATTCGATACGGTAACCGCTGATCTTGTAGGTGATACATCTGGTACACACACAGGTGCTGTAGTAGGTAACGTAACAGGCGACCTCACAGGTAATGCTGATACAGCTACTGCACTTGAGACTTCACGTACTATTCAACTTACTGGTGATGTCATCGGTAGTGCTACATTCAATGGCACAGCTAATGCCGTTATTACAGCTACTGTACAGGATGACTCACACGCACACGTTATCTCCAATGTAGATGGCTTGCAGTCAGCACTAGATGCTAAGGCAGATGACTCTACGACTATTACAGCTGGCTCTGGTCTTACAGGTGGCGGCTCTATTGGTGTGAACCGCACTATCTCACACGCTGATACTTCTACACAGGCTAGCCTCACAGCCCTCACAGGTGCTGCTGTAGTGAGTGACGTTGATGTAGATACATATGGCCACGTTACAGGTCTAGCTACACGTAACATGACACTGGCTGACTTGGGTTTCACAGGTGAGACTAACGCTACTGCTGACCAGACTATTACTGCTGGTAGTGGTCTCTCTGGTGGTGGTACAGGTAACGTAACACTCAATCACGCTGATACATCCTCACAGGCATCTGTAAACAACTCTGGTGCTACAGTTATCCAAGACGTTACACTGGATACGTATGGTCACGTAACTGGCTTGGCATCTACTGCTCTCACACCTGCTACCATTGGTGCAGCTACATCTGCTCAGGGTGCTCTAGCTGATAGTGCTACACAGCCTGGCGACAACATCTCTACCCTGACAAACGATGCTGGTTATACTACGAACGTAGGTGACATCACAGGAGTGACCGCAGGGAGCGGCATAACAGGCGGTGGGACTTCTGGGACGGTCACTGTCAGCCACGCAGATACGTCTACACAAGCAAGTCTAACTGCTCTTACTGGTGCTTCTGTAGTTAGCGATATTGATGTTGACACCTATGGCCACGTAACAAACCTGTCTACACGCAACATGACGCTGGCTGATCTTGGCTTTACTGGTGAAACAAATGCCACAGCAGATCAGACTATTACTGCTGGTGCAGGCCTCACAGGCGGCGGTACAGGTAACGTAACGCTCAACCACGCTGACACCTCCAGCCAAGCCTCAGTGAACAACTCTGGTGGCACTGTCATTCAAGACATCACGCTGGACACCTATGGTCACCTTACTGGTATTACCTCTGCTAACCTTGATGGTCGTTACTACACTGAGACAGAAGCAGATTCACGCTTTGTGAATGTTACTGGCGATACACTTACAGGCACACTCAACTATCGTATGTTGCAGAATCAAGGTACGAGCAACTATGATACTGCTGGTGATAGCTCTGGCTTTAGTGTGTTTTATGGTTCTAGCACAGCTACAAACAAGCCTTCAGGTACAGACCATGCTGTCGCTACATTCTCGTATAGTGCTGCATGGCAGACACAGCTTGCAATGGATTGGCGTACTAATTCTGCATACCTGCGTACACAGGAGAACGGCACTTGGAAGGGCTGGAATAAGCTATTCACTGACGGCTACCACCCCAACGCTGACAAGTGGACAACAGCACGTACCCTCTCCCTAAGTGGTGATGTATCAGGTTCTACATCATGGGATGGCTCAGGTAATGCTTCTATTAGTGTTACTGTAGCGGATGATAGTCACAACCATGTGATTAGCAACGTAGATGGGCTACAGACTGCACTTAATGGGAAGCAGAATGTAAGTGCTGACTTGATGCAATATCGTGGGTCAATCACATCTCAAGATTGGAACACGTTTGTAGATGGCACCGAGGCTGGATTCTACGGCGTTGCAAATATGAGTGGGGCCAATAAGCCGCCAGCTTACGAATATGGTGTAGCCCTAAGTGCTTCTGTTAATGGGCAGGGCAAGTTTCAACTTTACGCACCACACAACGGTTCTGAAGGCGGGAACGGCCTATACTACCGATCTGGTTGGAGCACTGACTATGATGCTTGGGCTGAGATTTGGCATAGCAACAACGACGGTTCAGGTTCTGGCCTAGATGCCGATCTTTTGGATGGGCTTCATGAAAGCACGTTCCTGCGGAGGAGTGCAAACTCTCAGCTAGACATGAACAACAACGACATTGTTGGTGTTGACCAGATTATCCACGAGGGTGACAGCAACACATACATGCAGTTCCACGCAGCGGACCAATGGCGTGTTGTAACAGGTGGTGCTGAACGCCTTGAGGTAAACAACTCTCAGATCACCTCTACTGAGCCAATCCATGCGCCTAGCTTCCACGGTGACGGTTCTAGCTTGACAGGCATTCAGAGCAGTGCTAATAATGACATATTCTGGGAGAACGGGCAGGATATCACATCTAACTATACTGTCTCCTCAACAAGAAATGCCATGACAACAGGTCCAATCGACATTAACTCAGGTGTCACTGTGACTGTTGAGACTGGTGCAAGATGGGTGGTAATTTAATATGGCTATTACACTAGACGGAACAACAGGTGTCACAGCTGCTGAGTTTGATGGCGCTTTAGATGCGAGCAACTTGACAGGTACACTACCAGCCCCTACAACATCAGCTGTTCTCGCTGCCACATCTGGGGCGAGTGCAGGGGCCGTTGGTACTTATATTTTAGGTAAAACAAATACCACTGTTTCTTTTGGATCAAACTACTCCAGTGTTTATGCATCTAGCGCATACGGGAGTTACAACCAGCTAGTTTCTGGTACATAGAAGTGTATGGGCCGAGGTGGGGCAAATGGTCCAGACTATGTAACTTGCTTTATGAGAATTGCATAGTGAACTACAGAAACGCAAGATACATTAACGACAAAGGTTCCTAGCACATGAGCAAGATTTCCCTCACCCCCAATGCGTCAGGCACTGGTACATTTACTATTGCCTCACCTAACAGCAACACCAACAGGACGTTGACGCTTCCCGATGCTGATGGTGCTTTGCTGACAGCGGATGGGGTTCTTACTGCCGTTGCTGGTGCGAGTGTGGGCGATGTTGGAACTTATGCGCAACTCTGGGCGTCTACAACTGCATTGCGTGACCACGGCACGACTGTCGCTGGTTCTGGGTTGAAGTACTCTAACGTAACCACCCACACAGACGGCAACCTTGATGGTGCTAGCCCCTACAGCCCAGCAGGAACATGGCGGCTTATGGGTAACACAGGCTACGAAAACCAAGGGACGGGCGGGTCTGCTCGCCAACGTGCACAAATGTCTGTCTGGCTAAGGGTTTCTTAGTATGAGCAGCTTGCTCATTTACACAATCACAGCCACCACAAATCTCTCTACATTAGGATTTTACAATGAACTACAGAAATGCACAATACATCAACGACAATGGCTGGATCGACTGTGAGATCGAACATCCTGAGTTCGGCTGGATACCCTACACACTTGATCCCGCCGACACAGACATGACAGTCAATAATGATGACCTCCTTTCTACTATGACTGCAAACGGCGATGTGGCTGCATATGTCCCTCCTACACAGGAAGAACTAACAGAAGCAGCAGCACAGGCTGTTCGTGCTGAACGTGACCAACATCTAATTGTAGTAGACGCCATTGCTGGTAATGCACTTCGTTGGGCAGCACTGTCAACAGAGTCTCAAACCGCATGGGCTGCATACCGACAGGCTCTACTTGATGTGCCACAGCAGTCTGGCTTCCCATATAACGTAACATGGCCACAGGAGCCTGAAGTATGAGTACACTTCGGGTAGATATAATCACAGATGAAGCTGGTACTGGCCCTGTAGACTTTCCTAATGGCCTTACAGGTGATGGTTCAGCTTTGACTGGTATCACGCCAAGCCCAGCGCAGGTGCTCTCTGCTGCCGCTGGGGCTTCTGCGGGTGCTGTAGGCACTTACATCATGGCCCGTCAGATCACAAACGGCGTGACCTATATTTTAGGCTCTACTGCATCTGGCTCTGTTCTTTACCCAGCCAACACATATCAAGCTAGTAGTAGTTCTGGTTATGACAGTCGCTACGGCAGTTTGTCTGGTACTTGGAGGTGTATGGGCGAAACGAATATTTTCAATGGTACATCTACAGGCTCAAACGCAAACGTACAAACAACTTCTTGGCTAAGGATTTCCTGACATTAAATACCGCAACGCACGATACGTGGCCGACTAAACCATAAGGAAGTAACTAGATGCTAGGCTTCACGGCATTCTCAGAGACACCATTCTCACAGGCAGCTACAGCTGTAGTAGCTCTTGCCTTCCTTACAGCCTCTACAGCTGTAGGCTCTGTAGGTGTGGTTGCTAGTGATGCACAGGCTTCAGCAGCTAGTGGCTCTGTATCTGCTACACAGACAACCTCTTCACTTCTATATGAGGCTACTGCACTTACACCTGTAGGTACTACACTTGCTACCCTTACAGCGAGTGGTTTTTCTGATGTAGATGCTAAAGCAAATACCACCCCCAGCGCTGCTACAGCTGCCTTTACAGTCAGTGACTTTACGGCAATATATGCGCAGGCTACTACTGTACCGACAGGGGCGGATTCTACTCTTTCTGTATCCGACTTCGCTGATGTAGATGCACGTGCTATTACACCTGTAGTAGGCACTGCTTCAACTCTTACAGCTAGCGCCTTTGAGGCTATCCACCTAGACGCTGCTATTGGTGTAACTACTACACAAGCCACACTGTCTGCTTCTGACTTCTCAGATGTAGATGCCCAGGCTCTTACAACCCTGTCTGGCGTAGCGTTCAACATCAACAGCTATGACTTTGCTGATGAGGATGCCCAGGCTACATTTAGTGTACAGGGTGTCTCCGCTACAGTCACAGCAAGTACCTTCTCTGATGTATATGGTAAGGCTACAACAGTACCTGCCTCCGCTACTGCAAGCCTCACTGCTTCTGACTTTGCTGATGTCGATGCTCAAGCTAATAGCTACATCACTGGTGTGGCCTTCGGTATTAACAGCTATGACTTTGCTGATGAGGACGCTCAAGCAGAGATTACACTTAGTGGTGTGTCAGGTACAGTAACTGCCTACACCTTCAATGATGTAGATGCCCAGGCCTCTGTAGTGCCATTGAGTGTCTCTAGTGTTATCTCAGCTGGCTTTAGTGCTGCTACGGGTGTACGCTTTGACTACACACAATTCGCAGATCAGTACAACAGAGCACATGCAGTATACGCACTTGCTACAAATAACAGCAACACTGTTTACATCCAAGAACAAAACAATACAGTTTACGTACAGGGCCTGAAGGGCAATAACACTGTGTATATTATAGCATAAGGAATTACCATGTCATACAAATGGCCCAATAAAGACAAGGATGAGATTGCTGATTACAGTGTTGACTGGTCTCGCTTTCTTGGTACAGATACCCTAGCCGCTGCTACGTGGTTTATCGAAGATGAAAACGGTGATAAAGTACTTGTAGATGACGCAGAGGTTGTCAATGGCTTGCAATTCGTTGCCAGCACTATCTCAGGTAAAGTAGCTACGATCAGGCTATCCCTAGGGACAAATAACATCAAGTACAGCATCACATGCCGAATCAACACAGGTAACGGCCTGCAATACGAACGCACAGTGTTTCTGTCTGTGAAGGAGAAGTAAGATGGCCTACAATTACATTGGCTTGGTGAATGACGTAAACCGCCGCCTCAATGAGGTTGAGCTAACTGATTCTAACTTCAGCACTACCTCTGGTTATTACAGCCTTGCCAAGGATGCAGTTAATGCTTCTATTCGCCATATCAACCAAGAAGAGTTTGAGTGGCCCTTCAATCACTCTGAACAAGAAGAGACACTTACAGTAGGTACAGTTCGCTACGCACTTCCATACGACTGCAAGACCATCAACATGAACTCATTCCGTATTAAACGTGATGATGATCTAAACACAGATACCTCCAAGCTAAAAGTACTAAACTACGAAGAATACCTTGACAAATATGCTGATAGCGAGTATAACTCTAACACAAGTACTTTCTCTAAGCCTCGCTTTATTGTACGTACGCCTAGCAATGAGTTCATTGTATATCCAGCGCCAGATAAAGCCTATGAGTTGGTGTACGAGTACTACATGTTTGGCTTCGACCTAGAGTCAGCAGAAGATGTACCCTACATCCCAGAGCAATACAAGTACGTGATAGTAGATGGTGCAATGTACTTTGTATATCTATTCCGTAGTGACGTTCAGGCTGCACAGTTGGCCTTCGATAAGTTCCAACAGGGCATCAAACAACTCCGAAGCTTAAACATCAATCGCACTGAATATATCAGAGATACGAGAGTACGTTACTAATGGCTACACAATGGCAGACATTCCCTATTGAGTTCAGAGGTGGTTTGATCTCTAATCTCAGCCCTCTGCAACAGGGGTCTAGTGCCGTTGGTTCAGCCACGATCTTGCAGAACTTTGAGGTAACACGTGAAGGTGGCTACAGCAAGATAAGAGGCTACGAGAAGTTTAGCACCTCAGAAGTACCTGGAAGTGGCGTCATTAGGTCTCTGAAGGTCGTATCCTCAGGTCGCATTGTTGCCTCACGTAGGAACGCTTCTGATGTAACAGAGTATTACTACAGCACAGGTACTTCTTGGACATCCATGATTGCTATGCCTCTGTTGGGTGGTAAGGCACGTTACGCTTCGTATAACCTTGACGGTACTGACAAGACGGTCTTTGTTGATGGCACAAACTACCCTGTTATCTACGATACCCTAACAAACACGATGACAGCCCTGTCTAGCCCAGCTGACGCTCTTGGCGTAGAGCACGTAGCAACTTTTAAGAATACCGCATTCTACGCCAAAGGCTCTACTGTACTATTTACTGCACCTCTTACTGTCGATGACTTTAGCCCTGCAAATGGTGCTGGTTCTGTAAATGTAGGGTCAGATGTAACAGGGCTTATCGTATTTCGTGACCAGCTTATCATCTTCACTAAAGACAGTATCAAGCGACTGACTGGCAGCACGGCTGCTGACTATCTTGTTTCACCTATTACGGATCGCATAGGTTGCCTAAACGGTGATACTATTCAAGAAGTGGGCGGTGATATTATGTACCTCGCCCCTGATGGTATAAGACTTCTTAGTGCAACAGATCGTATTGGCGACTTTGGCCTTGATATTGCATCTGACCCTGTTGCTAAAGATGCATCAGCATTCTTGAACAGCACAGCCAACTACACTTCTGTACTCCTCAGAGAGAAGGCACAGTATCGCATCTTTGCTTTTGTTGAGTCTGAACAGGCTGGGACATCCAAAGGCCTTATCGCAACAAAGATGTCCATCCAGGGTGCTTCCAACATTATGTGGTCTACAACAGTAGGTATCAAGGCTTACGTAGCAGATAGCACTTACACAGGTACATCTGAGACTATCTGTTTTGCCAACAATGATGGCTACATATACGTCATGGAGTCTGGCTCTAGCTTTGATGGTTCTGCTATCAGGGCACTATATGAGTCTCCATACATGGCAATGGGTGACCCTCAACTACGCAAGTCGCTGTATAAGCTTACACTGTATGCAGAGCCTAATGGTGACATGAACTTAGATGTAAACATCAAGTATGACTTTGGTAACACCTCAGACACCGCTCAGCCAGCAACACAGATGATCAGCAGTACAGGTGGTTCGACCTTTCTTTATGGTTCAGCCAGTGCAGTATACGGTGTAGCTACTTATGGTGGCGACCTTGACAAAGTATACAACCTCAATCTAATAGGCTCTGGCAAAACACTTGCCATTCGTATTGAGGATAATTCAACAAACCCTACGTTCACTCTAGACACAGCCCTGCTAGAGTTCAGGCAACACGATAGACAGTAAGGACGGAACATGGCAGGTTACACACGTCAAGATACAGCTAACAACATCTCAAATGGTAGTGTTGTCGATGCTGATGACTTGGATGCAGAGTTCAACAGTATTGAAGCAGGCTTTAACGCCTCTACAGGACACGCACATGATGGCAGTGTAGGGGCAGGCGCACCTATCACTAAGGTAGGCCCAGCACAAGACCTTGTTGTATCAACAGGTGCACTAATCCCAAAGACAACCAACACACTAGACCTAGGCACAGATGCTATTCAATTCAAGGATGCTTGGTTTGATGGTACTGTAGATACAGATGCTCTAGCGGTATCAGGCAATAGCTCTGTAGGCGGTATTCTTACGGTGACAGGCGGTACTGTTTCTGATGTTACAGGTGACTTGACTGGTAATGTAATAGGCAATCTGACAGGTAATGTTACTGGTACTACTTCTAGCATCTCTAATCATACTACAGACGCACTCACAGAAGGTGTATCAAACCTATACTTCAACAACACTCGTGCTCGCAATGCAGTCTCTGCAACGGGTAGCTTGTCATATAACAATAGTACAGGTGTTTTCAGCTTCACTCAAGGCAGCACAGACACTGTACCAGAAGGCACTACAAACCTGTACTACACAGCTGAACGTGCTATTGCAGACGTTGGGGGTTCATTCTCCATCGTAGATACAGGTGGAGACGGTAGTCTAGCACTTGTAGGCTCTGCTATCACATACACAGGCCCAAGTGCAGCAGAGACACGTGCGCACTTCACTGCGGGTACAGGTATTGCCATTGATAGTGGTGAGATTGGTATTGACCCTCTTGGCAACCCTACCATTGCAAACCTCGTTATCACAGGTGACCTTACAGTACAAGGTACTACGACTTCTGTTAGCAGCCAAGATGTAAGCACAACAAACACATTCATTGTCCTTAACTCAGATGAAGCAGGTACACCCTCTGCTGACTCTGGTATTGAGGTTGAGCGTGGTACTTCTGCAAACAAGAAGTTCTACTGGGATGAGACTCTTGATCGCTGGTCAACTGGAGCAGACCCTCTGTATGCAACGGCTTTCTTGGGTAATGCCACTACAGCAACTACACTCCAGACAACTCGTAATATTCAGCTTACAGGTGACGTAACGGGTACAGCTACATTCAACGGCAGTGCCAATGCGGTTATTACAGCAGTTGTAGCCGATGACAGCCACAATCACATCATTGCAAACGTAGATGGGTTACAAACAGCCCTCGACGGTAAGGCTACTACAGCACAGGGCGCACTTGCAGACACAGCTGTACAACCTAATGATAATGTCACGTTTGGTAGTGTAACTGCTACAAGCCTCTCAGGTACAATCAACTCATCTAACCTTACTGGTGCTCTCCCAGCGCTCAACGGTTCTGCCCTTACCAATATGCACGGTGTTAATGGCGCTGCACGTGGGTTTATCTCATTCAACGGCGCTACAGGCGGTGTCATTGCAAGTGACAACATTACTCTTGTAAAAGACTCAACTGGCAACTATACTCTCACGGTAGATGCTGCTGTACGAGACGCTAGTGCCAATTATTGTGTTGTTGTAGGTGCAGTAGACAAGGGTATAGACTCACAGACTCCTATCTCACTTCCAGGTGACGGTAGTACATCAGCAGAGGTCTACACAGCTTATGTAGCAAGTGTCACTGCTTCAACCATTACAATTCGTGGCAGAAATTTGTATAACTCATATATGCACTTTGGCGGAAACGATAACAACACAGCTGGTGCATGGGGTATTACATCAGTAGACCCTACATACATCACTGTAGTCATTTACTAAGGGTATAACCATGCACATCATCTTCTTCAACAAGCCTCTGGGTACACCTAAAGTCCAGTTTGCAAACACAGATAAGTCTGTAGCTGAACTGGTAGAACTAGGTGTTATCCCACAGGGTGCAGCGACACTGGTTAAGCCTGTCCCTGAATCAACGGATAAAGAAGGTCTAGCAGAGCTTTCACATGTGGATAAACTTGTGTTTGACTCCTTGGAGAACCCTACTGCTGTAGTGTTTGACATGGAACTTGTAGACCTCTGGTGGAAGGACGTATACAGAGCCTGCCGTATGGAGCGCTTTGCTGAGCTAGATGTACTGCAAACACGTGCACTGGTCAAGGGCCTTACTGATGTAGTATCCTCCATTGAAGCTGATAAGCAGTCACTACGTGATCTACCAGGCAGTGTAAATCATAGCACTGCTACAACATTTACTGAGACAACATTGACAGACCCAGTAGCTCTATTTACTGACTACACAGAGAAGTATCACTCGGCCCTAGCATAATGACACTACGCATTAACCTAGATGCAGCAACAGAAGAAGCTGTACTGGATGTGGTAACAAGATACCTACCTCAAATCCTAGGTAATACGAAAAGAGTAGGTGCACGAACTACCCCAGACTGGGAAGACAATCTAACGAAAGACAGGCTGTTACAGCACATAGCAGGTGACATACCTGTATCCACAAATGACAGCCTTGTTAGCTTTCAGTCCCTACAAATAGCACCTAAGTTAACACACCACATCAGAGCAGCTTTTCCTGATAGTGTAGTCACTCCTAGCGGCTTCTTTCATTACCCCAAGACAGGCTACATGGGGTGGCACACAAACAGTGATGTACCCTGTAAGCGCATGTATATAACCTGGGCAGCAGAAGCAGGCGAGTCATACTTCCGCTACTACCAGGATGGCAGAGTCATAACAGACTATGACGATAAGGGCTTAACATTCAGGTTGTTTGACATTACTGATAAGCCACCCTACTTATGGCATTGCGTAGGCAGTAACACTGACAGAATCAGCATAGGGTATCGTATCAGTGATACACACAATGGACGGTGATTGGTCTATACTGGACGTAGATGCTTACGTAGATTGCAGAGACCTCTACAACCTTGTAAAGACTCGTGGTATAGATACAGAAGTTGTACCCATAAATGCTATATACCACAAGCCTCTTTGCAACATAAGTAAGACACAGGGTAGATACCTTAACGCTGACATCTCTCTTCCTGTACTCCTATGCACAGGTACGTCTACACCAAACGACAGGACTTACAGGATGTTAGACGGTAGACATAGACTACTCAAGGCCATATCTCACGGTCACTCCTCCATACTAGCATATGTAGTATCAAAACAAGACGTAATGAAGTTTGTCAGAACCTGAAGGTATATCAATGGCCCCTATATCCCTAACAACTGAAGAACTTGAGGCTATGCTAGATCGTGCAGCTAGTCGTGGGGCAAAACAGGCTCTTGCATCTATTGGGCTTTTAGATGATAATGCACACAAAGATGTGACTGAGATGCGTACCCTGCTTGAGGCATGGCGTGAGACACGCAAGTCTATCTGGACAACCACAATCAAAGTAATCACAGTCTCCGTACTCACCTTTATAGCTGGTGCAGTATGGATGCACTTGAATAAGTAAGGACAACAGAAATGGCTAAGCGCTTTGGTGGCTTCACACCTGATCAGCAGCAGACCCTCCTATCAAGAATGGGTTACACAGGGCCTGCACAGCAGGATGACATGAATAAGTTCATGATGTCTAGACCTAAGGCTGCATCTATGATGGGTAAGTATGCAGAAGCAGCTAAGGCTCGTGTCTCTGGTGGCCCTACAACTGGTATGGCAGAGGGTGGTGTTGTGTTTGCTCCTGGTGGTGCTGGTGTTGTACCTAATACCCCAACCACACCTGAGGCCACACCTGAGGCCACACCTGAGGCCACACCTGAGGCCACACCTGAGG